GCTCTGTTGAATACTCACAGGGTATTGGTAGCGGTGGTTTGGTTCCTGAATATAACTCAAGCACCGCCGAAGGTAAAGCCGCTGCGATTGAATATGATTCCTTCAATCCTCTTTACGAAAAGACCTTCACTCATAAAGAATACGCTAAAGGACTGGCAATCGAGCGTAAGCTTTATGACGATAACATGAGTGGATTGATCCGCCGCAAAGCCGCAACTTTGGGTGACGAATACGGCACGACCCGCGCTACCCACATGGCCAGTGTCTTCAATAACGCTTTCAGTTCATCTTACTTGGGAGCAGATGGTAAGGCTCTTTGCGCTACCGATCACCCCACTTCCCCAAGTGTTTCCACCGCCGTTGTAAATAAAGGTACTTCCGCTTTATCTTATGCGGCTATCGTTGCAACCATGCAGGCCGGTAAGAAAATGAAAGATGACCGTGGCAATCCTCTTCCTTTCAACTACGATGTTTTGTATGTCCCTGTTGAATTGGAAGCTACTGCGATTGAGGAAACTAAAGGCCTGTTGAAACCTGGAATCGCTGACAATACCGCCTCCGCTTTACAGGGCGCTGGCCTTCGTATCGTTGCTGATCCTTACCTGACTGATTCTAATAACTGGTTCATGATTGATTCAATGAAATCTAACCTGCATCTTTTGTGGTTTGATCGTGTCTCTCCTGAACTGTCAATGGATCCGACTAGCGATTACAATCTGGTTGCCCGCTATCGTGGTTACATGCGCTACTCATTCGGTTGGGATTCCTTCCAGTGGGTTTACGGTCACGAAGTTTAGTCTAAATAAATGGGGCGGCGTAAAAACCGCCCCAACAAGTGTTAATCGGGCTAGCCGCCCTAAAACTCTAAAGGAGTACACATATAATGGCTACACATTTCTCAGGCCCTGTAATTTCTGAACATGGATTTAGTACTACTGGCGCACCGGCCTCATACACCGAGCCTGTTTTGGGCGTTGGCGTTTATGGAACCCCGGTAGAAGATACCTCTGTTCTTGACAATATCGCGTTCACCGTCAACATGAAAACAGCTACGAATAAAACAACTGCTGATACCTCAAGTATGTCCGCTTATATCGGAGCCGCAAATACCACAGATACCCCGCACGTGAAACTGCAAGGGCTGTTGGTTTCGTCAACCGTTCATGGTGACTTGTTTGACGCTTACGCTGTTCAAGGTCATTTAACTATCCATGATGCAATGGCAACCCATGATGCCAACGCACATTTGACCGGTTTGTCTGGTAAGACTCTGTTATCCGCCGCTGTTGAACAAGGCTGGGTAACCGGCGTTTTAGGTCTGATTGACGGTGACGGGGCTGTAACCGGTCTTTGTCATGCAATCGCTGGCGTTGTAGAGGCCAATGTCGGAGCTAATGTTTGCGATGCTGTTCTCTATTTGGGAGCCGATGCAACCGTTCCGACTGGTATTGAGTTTGCGGGTGTGGCAAACATGACCGCGCTGATGAAAGTTGATTCCGTTGCCGGGTGTGTAATTTCAAACGCGCTTGTACCCGCCGCTGACCCTAGTGCCAGTACTGTTGGAGCCGATGCCTGCTTAAAGATTATGGTCGGGGCAACCCCCTATTATATTCCACTGTATGACACGCTTCAGTAGATTGGAAACGGAATGACAAAAGAAGATCTGCAAAAAAGACTCGGTTTGTTGAACTCTGAAAAAGAACAGACAAAGGCGCAGATAAGTCAATTACAGGCGAATCTAAACGCTTATATTGGAGCAATAGCTGAATGTGAATATTGGCTAAAGCAAATAGATTCGCCTGAAAAGGCAGAAAACGAGGTACAAAAATGAACGCTGTCTTACAAGCTGCAACTACCATTGCAAAAACTACCCAGACATTGATTGGCTCTGAAGTAGATTGTCGCGGTCAGAGTTATTTGACTTTTTATTTTGATTACGTCAAAGGTGACGAAACCGGATTGATCATTACTCCGTCCGTTTTACGTGAAAGCGGCGGGACCGTATATCCATATGCGGAGCGAACCGCGACCGGTGGGGCAATTACCTTGACTGACACAAAAATTACCCTGACCGCCAATAAGTCCAGTTACATGACCTTTGACGTTGAAGGTATCGAGATAATGAAGTTTACTCAAGGTGGTTCTGCTGGAGACGGAACCACTCTCGGAACACTGGCAGCGTCTTACTCTTTGAAAGGGTAAACAATGAGCTTTACTTTTGATAACACACTATCAACCGACCTGGCTAAAGTACGCTTTGAAATAGGCGACGTTAATTCCGAGGGGCATTACCTAGAGGATGAAACGATTACTTATTTTCTAACTACTTCGATTGGCCAGGCGGTTGTAAGTTGCATCGAGCATATCATTACTCAATTGTCTATTCCTGATTTCAAGTTGGATTGGATGTCAGTATCTAATGCCCAGGCCAGAAGCGCATTTGAAAATATGCTGAAATTGAAACAACAGAAATACGGAATATCAAGCGGTGCTGTAATGACTTGTACTATCAAACATGCTCACAGAGCCGATAGCTACGAGTATTCAGAAGAGCTAAACGATGACGGGTTACACTACGACGATCCTTCAGGTGGTTTATAAATGTTACCTAATTCCAGACTTACCGCTCAATTAAATAGAATTGCTAAACAAAATATGTTTGGCGATACCGGATATTTAATTAAGCAGGTCTGGAGTGGGGCTTATGATTCTTATGGAAAACCAGTAATGACAGAATCAAACATTCCTGTGATTTGTTCATTTACAGATCGACCTACGGCTATTATATGGCAGTCTCACGTTGATCTTGAAATTATCTCTGGTGAGGTTAGATTCAATTCTGCAAGCGAACCGACTAAAGGTGACAAATTTAAAGTCGTGGGAAGGTTTGGAACTCTAAACTATCCAGACAAAACATACGAGATCGTAGGCACTACTAATCGAGATATATTTGGGTTTGTATGTGCTCTCAAGGCAGTGTCAGTATGAACACATCAATGACCTTTGACACAAAAGGACTTGACGCTTCGCTGTTAAAGATAACTTTCAACTCCAGCGAACTACGACAAATAGAAGCGCCAGGAGGGGAAGTATTTGTACAAGGAATGAAACAGCGCGCCGCCGTTGATACAAGTTTTATGAAGAATGAAATAAAACGACACGTTGTGAAAGAGACATCTGAGATTATCGAGGACGAAATAGGATCGGATGCACCTTATGCTATCTATCAAGAATATGGTACTGGTATCTATGCAGAAAATGGACAAGGTAGAAAAACACCTTGGGTATATCGTAGGAAAGACGGAAAGTTTATAACAACTTCTGGTAATAGACCTCACCCGTTTGTAAGACCAACGGCTTTAGAGGACAAAGATAAGATTATTAAAGCAATGCAAGAAAAATTCGATTGGATGTTAAAAAGCAAATGGAAATAATACCTAACATCATAACTTTTTTAATGACGAATACCACCGTAACTGGTGTATTTGATCATCGTATTACTGGAAAAGACGTACCAGATGGACAAACATACCCTTATGCTTATTTATGGGAAGTGACAAGTCCACAACAATATCATCATCAAGGTGAATCAGGGCGCGTAGCTCTTATTCAGTGTGATGTGGTGTCTGATACCCCTTCCAGTGTGGATTTGGCAAAACGAACCATAAAAATGGCCTTATCTGGGTATCGTGGCATGATGGGTGAACTAAATATAGGATATTGTTTCGTAAATACCGCCGATGTTCCTAAAGACCCAGACCAATTGGCATATAGAAATATCTTAGAGCTAACAATTAGCACAAATTCGTAGAAAGGATTTACATGCGACCAAAAGGAAGTAAAAACGTGAAAAAAGAATCAGAGCCAATCATGGAAACTAATCCAGAAATTGAGACCGTCACCGAGAAGGCCGAAAAGGTGCCAGACGTAAAAGCAGAGGTACGCCGCGAATATTGGGAAACTACAAAATGGAAAGGCGTTGTAGATGTTTTGAAGTGTAGGAATTGTGGTCATTGTGAGAGTAATGAAGGTAAAAAAGATCGAATGATTTTACACGTTATCACTCATTTTCCAGCAAGTGAGCAAGAAAAAATGTTTAATAAATTAGTAAAGGAGTATTAGTATGACAGCTACTGCAATTGTAGTTCAACAGCTTTTGTCACCGTTTCCAGCAACCCCTTTAACTGCCAGCTCCGCTGATATTGTTTTCACGGCATTGACAGTTACGGAAGGTGACGTATTCACCTGTACTGGAAGAGAAGTTATCTTAATCAAAAATGGTACGGGTACAAATACCTTGACTATTTCTAGCGCCGATGACGAAAAAGGACGCGCTGAAGATGTCACTTCTTATTCAATCGCGGCCGGTCTTTTGGCTTGTTTTTCACAAGGTTTAACTAATTCTCAAGGTTGGAAAAATTCATCCGGTCAGATTAAGTTAACCCCCTCAAGCGCTGAATTAACGTGCGCGGTTGTTAGATTACCGGCTGGTTATCCTAATTAGGAGACGATATGGCAGACCCTACCGCATTAACCCCGTATCAAATGTTGGATCCATTCGCGGCCGCTGGAGCATTAGCTGCGCATTTTACACCCGTAGCTGGAACCATTACCGATGGTAACACCTGGGTGTGTAATGGAAGAGACTTATTGTTTTTTCAGAATAGTGACGCTGGAGCTGTGACAGTAACAATAACCAGCGTAGCAGATGAAAAAAATCGAACCGGTGACATTACCACATATTCTATAGGAATTGGCGAGTTCGCAATGTTTTCTGTAGGACTTACCAACGCTTTAGGCTGGCAGTCAACCGCAAAGAAAATCAGAATTACTGTAAGTGACGCTGATTTGAAAGTTTCAGTTTTGAGATTACCCGCCGGGTATCCTAACTAAAGGAGTTTATTATGGCATCAGAAGCATTTTGGGCTTTTGGAACTATCTTGCAAATGGGTGACGGTGCAACGTCTGAGACTTTTACAGCGATTGCAGAATTAACCGAAATTAACCCGCCTCAAATGTCGAAAGACTCAATTGAGGTATCTAACCATTCGAGTCCTAGTCGATACAGGGAATTTCTTGCTGGAATGAAAGACGGCGGTACTGTATCAGGAAAAGGAAATTGGCTTCCGAATAACGCTACACACGATGAAAATACCGGTCTGTTAGAGTCATTTACTGATGATTCTAACCATAACTGGAAACTTGTCTTACCTGACTCTTTGGGTACGTTTAGCTTTGTTGGTCATCTGACTTCCTTTAACCCTGAAACTCCTTTGACTGCTCAAGGCGCATTGTCGTTCTCGATCAAGATTTCAGGAAAACCATCGTTTGCGTAGAAAGGTTTTAAATGACTCTTACAAGAGATGAAATTCTTAACATGATTGACCTTACAACTAAAGAGATTACCGTCCCTGAAAATATAAAAGTTTGGGGTGGTAAGACTCTTTATATCAAACAATTATCAAGGGGTGATCAAGATACTTATCTAAAAAGACAATTTGGTACTGGTAAGGTATCTGGTGGATCGTCTGAATTTTTGATGGTAGGCCTTTATGGACATGACGCGTGGTTATGTTCAAGAGGTATATGTGATGTAAAAGGTCAACGTATTTTCACAGAAGAGGACTTACCAGCGCTAGATGAAAAATCAGGTGAATTTGTGGGCTGGTGTGCTAAAGAGATTCTAAAGTTCTCCGAGATGGACAAAGATTCAAAAATTGCCAAGAGAGTGGCTAAGGCTCAAGCCAAGGACGATCTAAAAAACTAATAGCCGACCCTGACCGATTGTTTGAAATGCGGTTAGGGTTGGCCCTCCACAAAACCAGGTCAGAAATTAGAGACCTACCGGCAACTGAATACCACGACTGGGAATTGATGTATGTTTTAGAGCCGTGGGGCTGGGAAGAGCAAGAATACAAATTTGGGAAATTACTTGCTTCAATGTTTACCATTGCTAATAAAGGTAAAAAGAGTTTCAAAGCAAAAGACTTTGTACGAGACATGCAGAAAATTTATAAATTATATGAGGACGATGTTTCTGACATGACACCAGAAGAATTAAAGAAATATCGCCAAGAACACCGGGAAGAAATTCGAGCCGCTGCAAAATGGGCTATGGGAGTTTCATAGATGGTTACCGCTGCCACAGTAATTGCTAAACTAATTTTAGATTCTACGGAATATAAAAAAGGATTAGCTAAAGTAAAAACAGATACGCAGACTCTTTCTAAAGATGGTGGAAAGAGTCTAGCGGGTTTAAGTAGCGCTTTTCAATCAGTTACCGGATTCTCTTTAGGGATGGCTGGGGCGGTTGGTATCGCGGGGGTTGCTTTACAGAAAACAGCAAAGTTTTTGAACGAATGCGAACAAGCAGCCAATGAAGCAAATGTTGTTATGGCCAAACAGGAAGCCATTTTAAAAGCCACGGGGTATGCCGCTGGAGTTACAAGTGATCAACTCCAAGACATGGCTTCTTCATCGTCTAAATTAACTGGTATAGACGATGAGCTAATTGCAACCGCACAATCAATGTTACTTACTTTCCGGAATATCAAAAGTGAGGGCGATGTATTCGAGAGAGCGCAAAACGCAGCGCTTGATTTACAAACAACCTTTGGAGGGTTGGAAGAATCCGCTAAACAAGTAGGCATGGCGCTCAATGATTTTGGTGGTTATACCAGACTCCAACGATCCGGCGTTACGTTCTCGGACGAACAAAAGAAACAAATAGCGAACTATAAAGAAACAAATGATTTAATGGGTTATCAATTACTGCTACTTAGTGAGATTGAGAATCAAGTCGGTGGTACAGCGGCGGCTATGGAAGCAGCAAGTGACGGGACTGCAAAACTTGCTGTTGCTACCGAAAACTATAAAGAAGCGGTCGGTCAGAATTTAGTAGACTTAAAACGAGACTGGAATGATTATTGGTCTACTGTATTTAATGACGCTACCGAAGAGTTAAATTTTCTTACAAAAATAAAACAATTAGGTTTTGAACAAAGCGCAATGGGGGATTATTGGCAAAATGGAATGGCTTATTCCGAAGAACAAGTCAGGATGATAATTGCATACTCTGAAGGTATCGACGCTGAAGCAATAGCCGTAGGCAATTTAGGCGATGAAGCAGGACTAACCGCCGATCAAATGGACATGCTTGCTGAAGCTGAAAGTAAAGTTAATCAGGGCGCTGTAGATATGGTTGCCTCGTTTTCAAATATCGACCAAAGTTATCAGGAAAAGCTATCCGATATCAATGAAGAATTAAAATCAGGTGCAATTAATACCGAAGAATGGACTCAAAAGACAAAAGAACTCGCGGACGAACACGAACTAGCAACACATAAAATTATACTTGGATATATTGAACAACAATTAGCAATCGGAGGACTAAGCGATACAGAAACAGAATTCTTACTTGCTAAAGGTGTTGAATGGGGTATCTATTCCGATACAGCTATTGCAGAAATGAGAGCAGTTCAAGCGGAATGGGCTGGGTTCGATCCTGGGAATAAATCAGCCACATTCACGGTCACGACTTATTATAACGATAGTGGAACTAGTTCTAGCGGTCTCGTTATAAGAAAACCGGGTGAAGCTGTTGAAGGCGCGAGGGCATTAGGTGGGTCGACAATCGCAGGTGGAATGTATGAAGTCGCTGAAGGTGGAAAACCTGAATTGTATTCCCAAGGTGATCAAACTTATTTGTTGACAGGAAGTCAAGGTGGAATGGTAACACCTGCAAAATCGAATTCACAATCTCAAGGTTTTACTTCAACAGATTATAAAGCCTTTGGGAATGCCATGGTAGTAGCTTTGCAACAAGCGGGGTTAGTGTAATGGCAGAATTTGAGGATTATTACGTTGAAGGTTATTTCAATGGGTCATGGGTTAATTTCAAACGTGACATTGTAAGTGTTATTCATGGGGAATATGGAATATTTGGCAATCAGATTTTAGACCGTGTTGGTGATATTGGAGTATGTACTTTTGTTTTGGATAATAACGAATCTAACAGCGCAGGTCTGGTAGGGTATTATTCTCCAGGTCATATTAATTGTAGGGCTGGATTTAAACCCGGACTAAAAATAAGAATCAGTTTTGTGTTAGATGGATATCCTATTAAAAAATGGGAAGGTAAAATCCCGAAAGACGGAATTAACGTTAAGTCTGGAAACTACTCAAATAAAATAGTCTCAGTAACAGTAAAAGATTGGATGTATATAGCTTCAAACCATGAGATAAAAGGTATTTCTTTTGCGATTAACAAGAATATTAATCAAGGCGTGGCTTTAGTTTTGGCTAACATGCCAACAGGTCTACAACCGCCCGGAACTACTACTTATCATACCGGTGAATCAACCTTTAGCACATTATTTGACGTCAACAAACAAACCACTACGGCTCTTTCAGAGTTTGGAAAGTTAGCACAAAGCGAGGTTGGATTTATTTACATGACCCGCGCCGGATTAGTGGTAGAGGGTAGACTCACGAGAAATGAAGAGAAAACTACTCTTGACGCATATCCAAAAGCCAGGTCTGAATTAGGGTTACTGATTAATGAGGACAATGATTATATTGTCAACGAAAACGGCGCAAGAATATTATTATCAGATTCTACTCAAGCAATTTTTGACAACATACAAGCGGACGCTACAACGCCTTATGGACAAGGATATTACAATAGCGCAAAGTTTAGAGCCTATCCGAGAAGAGTAGACGCTTCAGCGACAACAGTTTTGTTTAATCTTGAAAGTCCAATGCTTATTGACGCAGGAGCAACGGTAACAATCAGCGGCGGATATACCGACCCTACTGGAATATCGAAAAACGTGTCTGGTATTAATATGGTTACTCCCGTAGCGACAACACATTATCAGATGTTTGAAAACGAAGATGGCACTGGAACTGATTTAACGGCTAATTTGACAGTAACCGCTACTTTTGGTACAGGTGATTTTCAATACCTAATCGTTAATTCTGGAGCTGCTGGATATATTACAAAATGTACCGCCGTGGGTAAGGGTGTTTATACAGACGTATATGTGGAATACTACGAAGAGGACGCTACCGATATTGAGGCGTATGAACCGTCCCCATTAGTTTGCGACATGAAATACCAGGATGATCCTTTGGTAGCTGCACGCTGGGCTAAAATTTCACTCTATCAGACCAAGACCTTTAGAACGTCAATCGATGACTACCACATCAAGGCAAGTGTTGATTCAATCTATTTGTATGCTTTTCTTTACATCGAACCTGGAATGCGAGTAAGAATCAAAGAGGACGTAACCGGTCTTTACTCTGATTTTTTTGTGCAAGGTGTTAAGTTTGATATTGATCTAAGTGGAAAACTTGAATTTTCGTGGGTTCTAAGAGCGGTCGGATTGGACACGTTCAACTTTACAAAGTGGGCGGCTGATTCCACTCCTGTTTCTGGATATGGCACATGGTCAGATGATATTTACGGATGGGATTTCTAAGGAGCAATTATGGCGCTACAACCTTATACTGTAATAACAAAACCAACGGTTGGTAATAGTGTTTCAAAAGCGGACGAAGGGGATCCTATGGTTGATAACTTTACCCGCTTGCATACGCTAGAGGATCAAGAATTAAAAATACCTATAAATGGAGCTACTGCTCTTGTCGCGGGTGATCGTCAATACGATGTTATATGGACTAAATTTGACGGTGGTACGATTGTAGACGTTGGGGCAGTATGTTCGGTAGGTTCTACGTCTGGAAACGTAGTTTTATATATCAAAAAAAACGGCACAAATGTACTCACGACAAATATCACGATAGAAGAAACAGAAACAAGTTCCTTGACTGCTACAGTGCAACCGGTGATTAACGCAGCGGTTGCGACTGTGGCTAAAGGTGATTTGTTGGAATTTGGAGTAGTAAGTGAGGGAACAAGTGTTACTCATGTAATTATAGTCTACGCGATAAGGCCATCGGCATGATGTATAATCTTTGTGAGAGGATTATACAAAATGAAAAAACTATTGCTTCATGTGCTTTTCATAGGGATATTTAGCATGGCGGTTTTAGGATACGACAACAAAGTCAATAACGGGACGGTTGCGGTTCCTGACGGGTGTAACTACATTGTTGCGCTATGTGTAGGAACGGTTGATCCGCCGTATTTTAACGGTGCGCTCATGCAAACTTACGGAAGTGTACCGGCTCAAGGTAATCTAAAAGCTATCGGCGTGCATATCCTGCCTAATTCTTACAGCGGTGTTACTCTTCCATTTGTAATGAATGGCGCTGATAGTATTTCGTTTATCTATTTGGACGATTCCGTGTGTACAAGAGTTCCACCTGTTCAAGGATATAACGCCTCAGGATCGGTAACTGGTGATCTGGCAACATCAACGAATGATTATGTCTTTGGAATTGTGTTAGGAACTAACGGACAAGTTTTGATAAAAGGCGACACCGTAGAACTTACATTAGTCTATGATACTTCGACTTGTCGAATTGGTTACATTGTTCCGGGTGATTCAAGCTTAACGTGTTTGGCAACGGACGAGAATGCCGCGTCTGGAAAGTGGTATACACCTCCTGCTTACTATGTGAATACTACAACGTCTGTTTTAGTAGAAGAGGAGCATTATGAAACAACAAAAGTTTACCATGACATAACCTGGGTGTACAAATATTCCGCATTTCCAGGATATGATATTTATGAGAAATATATTGATTCAACTGCTACTGGAACAACACAAGCCGTTCCTCAGGGAAATCCAGCTCCATCTAACTCATATTATTATACATATGAACAAGTCTGGATTCCAGATAGATACGAAACTATCTCAAGTGGTTATTGGGTGTATCCACCGGCTGAATGGGTTACAACTGGCACGCCCGGTCAAATATCCTGCATATTTATTTCGATAGCAGATACGATGATTGGAGTTAATTATATTTCTAGACCTAGAATAAATTAGGAGTAACATGGTTGATGTAAATAAAACTATATTTGATCTTGCGGAAGGCGACGCGCCGTTATTAACTGATTTGGCGTTTAATGGTCAAGACCCGTTAGGCGTTCCGGTTTTACGTAGGACTTTTTGGTCAACAATCAGAAACTTGTTTATGGGGACTCCATCGGCCGCATATGATTTTTCAATTAGCCTGGATGGGTCAACTTTTTCGAAACAGACGCTTGCTCAAACACAGACTCTTTTAACATTACTCACGCCTGGTGGAAGATTAACCCTAGAATCTGGCGTGCCTGTTTCTACAACCGATCAAGTCGACAAAACAACGTTGTATTACACCCCACATATCCATAATCGCGTGCCTATTTATAACGGCACTATTTGGGAATCTCTTGTATTTGCAGAATTGTCTCTCGATATTTCAGCTTATACTGCTTCAAAGCCTTATGATATTTGGATTTATAACAACGCTGGAACGGCTACGCTTGATTCTACGGTTTGGACGAACGCCACAACAAGGGCGACCGCTTTAGTATATCAAGATGGAAGGTTGGTTAAATCAGGCGCAACGACAAGGTTATATCTTGGCACTATTTATATGGACGCGGCAAGTAAGTGTCAAGATACGGTATCGCTAAGGTATGTTTGGAATTACTACAACAGAAAAATAAAAAGTTTATTCTGTACAGAAACAACAGATAATTGGACATACACTACTGCAACGTGGCGCGCAACGAACAACAATACGACTAATGGGGTTGGAAGGGTATCCGCTGTTATTGGAGTTGCAGAGGATATAAGTAAATTCATTAGCCAGTATATTGTGAATAATACAACCGGCGCTTATGCTTCAGGTGGTATAGGAATAAATTCAACGAGCGTTAATTCTGCTCAATTATGTGGATCTGAAGCAGTAACAAGTAGGCCATCCTCACAGGGTTTATATAGCGGAATATTACCAGTTGGACTAAATTATATTCAAAGACTTGAAATATCATCCGCATCTGGAACAACTTATTGGTACGGTGACAATAATTTGGCGTATTGGGCTACTGGAATGTTAGGAGAAATTTTAGCATGATAAACGTTACTAAACTTTCAAAAGAATTAGTATTAGCAGGAATTACAACTCACGGTAATTGTAATTCTAACGGAATAGTATGGGATGATAATAATAACGAGATACAAGATAGAAAAGACGTAAAGGCTGTATTGGCTAAACACGACCCTGCGCCTGAAATAATCAAGTCTGACAAAGACGTTATTCAAGAACTAAAATCTAGACTAGACAAACTCGAAGGCAAAAAATAATGGGTCTAAAATACTCACAGTTTGCGATGTTAGGAGCAATATGTTTATAGACGTGTCACATTGGCAAGGTAAAATAGATTGGAATAAAGCCATCTCAAACGGCGTTGAGGGTGCTTATATCAAAGCGACTGGATCAGGAGTTTACGGGAATTATACGGATGACGAATTAGTCAACAACATAACCGCGCCGTTGAAGTATAAAGGTTTTTACCATTTTTTTGATTATCGAACCAACGCTAAAAAAGGCGCTGACCAATGCAAATACTTTTTAGATACCGTTGGATTATCCGGAAATTTACGCGGTGCTTTAGACTTCGAGAATAATGAAAAGTATTTCGGATCGATTTACAAGGTTTGGGGACACGCGCTCACAGAGGCTATGAACTGGTGTCTCGAGTATGAAAAGGAAACCGGGCACGCCCCAACGTTTTACTGTGGTTCGTCTAACTCTCAAACAAGATCAATCATAACTGGATACTCTTTTAGGAACTTCGCAAGATTCCCGTTATGGGTTGCTCATTATACATCAGCAAAAGAACCAACATTCGGGTGCTGGACTGATTATGCTTTGTGGCAATACTCTACTCAAGGTGATCCCAACCTTTATGGAATTACAGGCAGTAAAGGTGTTGATCTTGATATGGTCAATGACATGAACGCTTTATTGAAACCCGGAACGACTATCGAAGATCCCGTTATCGTCCCGGCTGAACCTACCGATGCAGAAAAACTACGTATCCTTTGGGAAGCGTATAAAGCATATCAAAATAAATAAGAGGGTGACATGGCAGAAGAAACCGTAAAAACATTAGAACCAACGACAACAAAAGAATGGCTCATGCACATCAATAACAAACTGGACTCGCTGGTAAAAAATCAAGATTATATCAGCGAGAACCAAGCTACCATGTCAAATAAACTTGATACGGTAATCACCTGCCAGTCCACTCAAGATATAAGAATAGATCACCTTGAAAAGCGTGTAAATGGTTGGAGTCTTACTAATTCGATTGGGGTAATCATAGCGGGGATATTGGCAGCTTTTGGACTAAAAGGATCGTAGAAATAGTGTACAATCTAACTAATCAAATGCCGGTGAATAACCGGCGTTTCTATGATGGAGGAGGATTATGATAGCAACGCAAAAAGGTGCAGTAACATCCGTAACTGTTGATGATAGTTTATTCAAGTTATTTTTTACAAGTGACGTACATTTTGACAGTGTGTTTTGTGATCGTAAGATGTTTATTCAGGATATGGATGAAGCAGTAAAACAACAAGCCAAAGTATGTATCTTTGGCGATTTTTTTGACGCTATGAATGGCAGGTTCGATCCACGTAGGGACATGAGTTCACTAAGACCGGAATACCGTAGACCGGATTATTATGATTTTGTTGTCAATGACGCTTACGAAAAACTAAAAAAGTACAAAGACAATATCCTAATCATTACACCGGGTAATCACGAATTATCGGTATTGAAAAACGCGAATACCTATCTTTCAGATCGACTGTGTAAATTATTAGGATGTTTACATGGCGGTTATGGTGGATGGTTAAAGATACTTTTGAATGTCAAGGGCGGTAGAGGGTCTGTAAATATAAAATACTTCCACGGGTCTGGAGGTGAAGCGCCGGTAACGAGAGGAGCTATTCAAACAAACAGACAAGCCGTGTATTTGCCAGACGCTGATATTGTCGTAAATGGTCACTCGCATAATGCGTATTGGATTCCAATTTCAAGAGAGAGAATATCAAGAGACGGGGTTCAATATTTTGATACACAACATCACGTTAGAACTCCTGGTTATATGTCTGCATACGGTGACGGGACGACTGGCTGGGAAGTAACAAGAGGAGGAGTACCAAAACCTTTAGGCGGATGCTTTGTGACAATTAAACGAACCGGAAATAATGACAAACAATGCCCTATGGAGTTTCACCCGGTTATACATAACGCCAATCCGATTAGTCCAGTCAACGATCTATTTCAAGGGACTATGTACCCACAGGAAAGTTAATTTAATGTTATAATGAACTATCTGCAAGAGTCAGCTTGCTAAATAATAGGCAATACTACCGCTCGGTATCAGGTCTGACTACTTGATATCGGGCGGTTTGCATAAGAGGATACTATGACAAAAGAAATACCGCTTACTCAAGGAAAAGTTGCTCTAATTGATGATGATGATTTAGAGAAGATAAATAAGTATAAATGGTGTATTGCTGGTAAAAAATATCCCTATGCGTTTAATTCAGAAATAAAATTAATGCATAGATATATTATGAACTGCCCTGTTGAATACGAAGTTGACCACATCAATCATAACTGCATAGACAATAGAAAGGAAAATTTAAGAATAGTTACAAGATCACAAAATATCAGGAATACCCATAAAACAATAAAAGGAAAATATGGATATAAGGGTGTTTGTAAAAGTCATAATAAAAACCGTGTTTTATATCAGGGACAATTAAAAATTGGAAACAAAAAATATTATCTTGGAACATTTGAAACAATAGAAGATGCCGCTCGCGCTTATGATAAAAAAGCCACTGAAATGTACGGAGAATATGCTTGTCTTAATTTTAATCCATAAACAATGTTATAATATAAGAGCGGGGTCGAATCGATTATGATTAGTGTACTCCCGCTGATTCCCCTGCCCTCCACAGGGGAATTTCTTATATCCTAAAATGTGTATATTTGACGATTATGCGCAATTTTACGCAGATTTTATTTGACGTTGATAAAAATATGGTTATACTGATTATAGTTGGTTCAATGAGGGGCGCAAGTCCGTAGGCCACACGAGCGAGTACCTCAGTTACCGGAGTCCGAAATGGATGTTCAAGTCGGAATGCGTAGCGACCTGATAACCAGCAAAGTGTAATTTTGATCGCAAACCGTGTAGGAGCTTAGGCGGTGGAGCCGCAAGGCGTAGAAGCTGTCTCGTGACTGATTCGCTCCCATTGTGAATGATGGCAAGACATTCATTAGACCTTTATAGAGAATATTTTTTACAGATCAGGCCAATTTGCCAAATTCTCATAAAGAAGTCCGGTTCGGTGTAAAGCCGATTGATCGCTGACCCACAACCTCTTGATAATGTTATGTGTCGCCGGGAGGGAAACTACTGGCAGGAATCCCGGCTCCAGGTGGATTAGCTAGATGGATAGCGGACGACAGCGGAAACGCCTTAGATCGTCAGAGATTGGTTCGATACCAGTATCCGCCACCTCGCAACACATCTTATTCTTTTATCATGGCGGTTTGCCCGCTAGAAAGGTGTTTGCCCTCACTCTACGTTAGAAATTTTTTAGTACAAGGCGCTCCTCACGGGGCGCTTTTGTTTTCCATATTTGGCACACAAAACAGCTTGTATGTCAAATAGTCCCGTATGTGGTACACAATGCAGCCTTGGGCGTCCTATGCGGCTTAAATCGGTATTCTAGACGCGTTTTTACATTGCGAGATAATATCGTTTTTGTATATTTACTACGATCAAAATACATACCTTTTTAATGAGTTGATTAATATGGTCATTTTTACGCAGATTTAACATCAATGTGTTGACAACGTATACGTATTGTAGTAATATAGATACATAGACAACGGAGGACGAAATGACAATCTACAATCCAGAACGCGAAGAGCTTCACGACAAAATCATTGTTCAAATGTCAAATGAAAATTGTGACGGGAATATCTTTGATGAATTCAACGAACAATACATTTTTATGTCAAAAAATAAACTTCAATCAATGGTTTCTTGGAATTTAGATCAATTTATAGCTTGGTACGAAAACATCTAACCACTAATCCGGGGCGCGGCGTAGAGACGCGCAGGAGGATATGAGATGAAACTAGAAATAGGACAAAAGTCAAAAACGTACGATAACCACAAAGTGACAATTGTAAATATCAAAGGCAACAACGTGATTTATGACGTTGAAAATATTACAAAAAATTCAGTTTGTGACATTGAAACTTTCACGAAATGGCTAAAAGATACCGGACAATGGAAGGAATAAACCATGCTTCCAATCCCCTACTTTATCATAATCGCGATATCGTTCGCTCTTGGTTATCTCGGAAAGTGTATATCAGACAAAATGAAAACAGATGAAAAGATTATCTCGTTATGGACAAACGGCAGATCAATAGAATACATCGCCAACAAACTTGACCTGGATTATGAGTATGTCGATCAATTGATAAGCGCCGTGATATATCATGGTAATTAGTGCGCATACGTGTTATAATGTGCACATAGTTAACAATCAAACTAATTCAAATGGAGGTAATAAAATGAACAGTATTTTTATAGATCGTGAGTTTCCAGAAAAAGCAAGTATCAATTATCGCATTGGTTATTGTGCGATTGAATTAGACACTTGCGAGAGTTTGATGAAAATGGGTTATAAATTCAGCAATAAAGTTGATCTTGAAAAACGCGTCGAATGGTTGGAATGTGAAATTGATCGGCTTGAAAAAGAAAAACAAGCGCTTCAACAAAGATATAATCTTTCACTAAAGGCTAGTTTTGGAAACGCGCGCGCTTATGAAGTTCTGCGACTGGCTGCTCTAATTGGAATGTTTTAGTTATTACAATAGATTGGAGGATTATGGCAAAAGATATTGTAGGATTCCGTACAGAATGGAAACACGAGTTGCAAGAGTGCGCTATCGAACAGCGCCGTACATTGTCAGAGGTGGTAGAGTTTATCATCGACACTCACTTCAAGGGTTTAGGTTATCACCCGCCACTTATTGACCCATGTAATGAGATTGAGAATAGGCAGGCGGTGCAGGAATGACAGACGAAATCAACGTAGAATTTGACAACGAGTTTGAGGCCATGGTTGACGATGACGAACCTGAAATAGACGAACGCCGCGAAATGAGAGAGAGCTTACAACCATGAAGAAAATAAGCAAAATAAAATGGAGGATTGCTTTTTTTACAAAACGCCTAAAGTGTTTATTTCTTGGTTGCGCAGAAAGACATGAATCAGGATGGAATATGCCGGATGATTGGCACTCCCCCACTTTCTGCGAAAGATGCGATGCGAGTTTTGATGTTTATGATTATGAATCAACCCCGTATCACTTATTGACAACATCCGATAGTTTTATTCAAAGATTAAAAGAATTCTTTGTCTGGGATAAATAATATGAACCTACAAGAGATGAAAGCCTATAAACAGAAATTGATAACCGAAGGGGTGGAGGCTTACCAGGCCATCGTAAAGATAGTTGATACTCTCGGAGAATCAAAATTTATTAGGGGTAGAAATTACAAATTCCTTGAGCATGATGGAATTACCTTGATACATTCACATAATATCAGCCGCGCAAAAATAAGCGGTAACGGCGTGTTTCAAAAATGGTTATATCGAGACTCTTTATTCGTTACGGTTGGTCCTTATGTGCCTTTATGTCCGTTTAGGCGAGACCGTGTAATGTACATTGCGCTTGATAACGAGAATACAGACTTTGCGCAAGAGGATAAAGACAATGAGATATTCGTACCCTATCACATGGATTGGTACAACCGGATAATGTCACTACTTCCAAAAGCGGAATGCATTCTCGGAGAGGCCAGCCATAATGACAGTGAGGCCGAAAAGGAAACATTAGTCAAGCAACTCTTTTTAGATCAAAATAATTTAGGAGGTAAGGAATGACAGATCACAAAAACATTCACGAAGCAATGCTTGAAATTTATAAATCAGTTGGTTATGTCCAGAAAACAAAATCTGATAACCTGAATTATAAGTTTGCAAGTGAAACAGGATTCATTCAAGAAATCAGGCCGGCTATGGTTGATAACGGTGTGACGGTATCTGTAAGTAAAATGGACAACCTCACCCAGGAATCATACACGACCAAAAACGGCGTGGTTATGATGCGCTCTACTATTCACGGCGTGGTAACGTTCTCTCACGTGTCTGGTAGTTCAATCAGCGTAGAGTCTTATGGCGAGGGTTCGGATAGTGGCGACAAGTCAGTAAACAAGGCTATGACTGATTTATACAAATACGCTTTACGTCAAACGTTTATGATTGAGACCGGAGACGATCCCGACAAAGACGCAAGCGAACCCGCGGTAAAACAAGAATCAAAACCAGCACAAAAGGCAGCCGGAAAACTCGTTATTCCAGACAAGCCAACTATTTCAGATTATTGGCAGATCACGCGTATTCAGTTGAAGTGGACAGAGCAAAAGGCTAAAGAGCTACTGGCTGATTGCGAAAACAATCACGAAAAAGCAATTCAAGAAATTCTAAAATCTATGGAGGTGAAATAACAAATGCGTGGTATAATCATATTACTCACGAGCATGGAATAAGATAATGTATAAGCAGCCGCTTTTTACCTCCGTGTTCGTGAGAAAACACTATCCTGGTAACTGGCGGCTGTTTATATTTCGGAGTAACATGAAGCAAAAATTTGAGTGCGATAATTGCAAAAAAGAATTTTATGATTATGAAATAAATAGATACAAAAGAGGTTCTAAGAAAGTGTTTTGCTCTTTGAGTTGCAAGGTAGAATATTTCTCAAAAGTTGTAATAATTGAAGAAAACTATACTTGCCGCGCGTGTGGAAAAACTAAACCAAGAAGTGAGTTTTACAGTAAAAAAACAACTAAGTCTCATGGGTTTGTTGAATACGATTGTAAAGAATGTAAGAAAAAACAAAACCACTCAACTTATATTTATAAAAAAAGAAAGAAGTCTAATCCGCTTGATAGATTTTTAAGTCATATAAATAAATTAGATAGCGGATGTTGGGAGTGGACTGCCGTAAGAACGCCCAAAAAATACGGTGTGTTTTCAAGTGAAATAAACGGAATATGGGGAAGACAATTAGCCCACAGAGCGTCTTATGAATTTTTTATTGGCAAAATACCGGATGGTATGTTAGTTTGTCATCACTGCGATAACCCGCCGTGTGTAAATCCAGATCACTTATTTATTGGAACTCCACACGACAATACACAAGATATGATGAATAAAAAAAGACATTTTACACAAAAGGAGAAAGCATGTATCAAAAATTAGTAATAATTGGAAGGCTTGGAAAAGATCCAGAAATGCGTTTTACACCCAACGGACAGGCCGTTACAAGCTTTTCAGTCGCTACAGATAGATCGTATAGCGACCAAGCTGGAAAACTAATAAAAGAAACAACCTGGTTCAGAATCGCCGCCTGGGGTAAGTTGGCCGAAACGTGTAATAACTATCTGCAAAAAGGTAAGCTAGTCATGGTTGAAGGTCGGTTGACCGTTGACGAAAAGACAGGCGGTCCGCGCATTTGGACCGGCCAGGACGGCACCCCTCGCGCCTCTTTGGAAGTCGTGGCTAACCTTGTCAAGTTCCTGTCAGAGAAATCAGAACAAGCCGAAGAAACATCGGAAGAAATATAACCCTATTCCCTCATGTCGTGAATGATAGCGGGAAAGATTGGAGAGAAAAATGACAGACGAATTGAAACGAATTGCAGAGTTACGCAAGTTATCAAGTGAAACAAAAGAGGCTATCAAAGACCTCGAAAAGGTGTTGCAAGAAACACCTGCATATCAGCGCCTTGTTGAGGCCAAAGAATCACTCAAAGAGTATGAGGCAAAGGCAGATGAAATTACAACCGGCATTAAAACAAGCAGGACGGCAATGATTGAAGAACAAACAAAACTTTTGACCAAAGAAGAACGTGCCGCTGTTTATGCTGAATTTAAGGAAAACCTTCCGGTTGGTTTGGGGCTTCGGGTCAATCACACCCTGAAATACGAAATCAACCAGATCACGGATTGGTGCAAGGAAAACGCAAAACTATTATTCAAACTTGACGTCAAAGAGTTTGAAAAAATGGCCGACAAAGTTGACGTGCCGGGCGTCGAAAAAATCGACACACCAACGATCATAATTGCATCTGACTTATCGATGTATCTTGAGTAATTAGTCTATCGGAGGCTATTCTAACAAAATAGCCTCCATTGGAGGATGAAATGGAATACGAAAAACCGTATGAAGGACAGATTTTTCAAGGGTGTTTGAATTGCCCGCCAGTCGAAAAGACCGCGCCAATGGATATGATAATTGCGGTAGGTTTTGGTGTAGCGCAAGTCACTAAAGATGATGAACTTATTTACGTCGAAAAACCAGATGAAGAAAATTATCACGAGCTTTCAGAGTTTGAAAAAATGGCAAAATCAGATCCAGACCATGATTGGCGCGTACTTTTAGAAGCTCCATTGAGATCACGAGAATATCAGCGTCAAGGTGATGGTAAATGGGTTCTCATAAATTCAGGTATGGGATTCGCATAAACGGAGGATAAGATGGAATATTCAGAATTGTTACGCAATGAAATTGAGTTTTACGCTCATAAAGACCCTATGTTTGTTTATTCGTCTGCAAAAGCATTGGCACTACTTGCTGAAATCGACCGTCTAAACAAACTCACACAATGGATTCCAGTTAGTGAGAGATTGCCGGAAGTTGGTGAGGTTGTTTTATGGTCACACCCTGAATGGAAACGATCAAAAGAGGGATATTTAACCGCTACTGGACGACTGAAAGTTTGGGGCGGGGAATATGTTAGATACTCTAAAGCGAAATGGCAACCGCTCCCGGAGGTGTCATAATGTCATTCTCTAAACAACCAACGGAAACACAAATAGGATTAACTCTTTGGGTGTTACAAAATTTTGAGACCCCGGTTCACCGCGACACTTTATGTGTTTATGTTTGCGGTTCTATTGACCCTATATCAGATAGATTGGTAAGGTTATGTATCACGGCGTTGCAAGAGAAAGGCTACTTAATTTTTGCGTCAAATGGGTATATGCTGGCCGGTGACGATCCAGAGCCAGTAATCCATTATCTCAATGGCCTTTATTCCAGACGGTATAAACTTGGACTGAAAGCTGACAATATGTTCCATGAGTTGAAACGTAAATACGGGGATGAAGTGGCTAAACGTGTCGAGCAATTGCCGCAGCAATCCTTTTTCAGTAATCCGTTTTGCTATCCAGTAGCAAGTGGTAACAATATTGAACCTCCATTCCATAAATCATACGATACTAAAGGGAATGAGATAGATGCTTGACCCTATCGAATACTATATTGAGATACGCGGGAATAAGTGTGAGATATGTGGACAGTCTAATAAGTATGCTAATTGGTATGAAAGGCATCATTGTCTTATTCGCAGATCAAGACGCAACGATAAACTTGATAACGAGATAAACATTGAATTACTTTGTCATTCATGCCATGCACTAGGATTAGGCGACACCTTTGAACACCGTAAAGAGTTTGCGCAGCGTCAAATAGAGCGTGGTTATCAAGTCGGAGAATGGATTAGGTCACTCCCTCTGAAATATATAGAGGATTGGTTATTGAGGTTATGAAATGAATCATATTGTCAGTTTTTCAGGTGGTTTATCAAGTGCATAACAGCGGTTCGTGTCCTTGAAAAGTATCCAGACGCCTTACTTGTTTTCATGGATACTTTATTTGAGGATGACGATAATTATAGATTTATGTCTGACTTTGAGAATAAATTCAATGTGAAAATATTGAGACTGATTGAAGGCCGAAATCCATACGAAGTATTCACTAAACATAATCTTATTCCAAATAGCAGAATAGCGCCTTGCACTTTTGAATTAAAAATATCTATATTCCAAAATTGGTTAAAATCTCTTGATGGAGAATCGACTATTTATATTGGCTATGATTTTACAGAAATACACCGATGCGAGGCGACCAACAGGGCTTATGAAAAACTGGGCGTAAAAGTTGATTATCCTCTTCTTTGGAAACCTTATGAAACAAGACGGTACACAAATGTTGTTAAAACCGACTGGGGAATAGAGCCGCCAAGAGCGTACCAACTTGGATATACACATGCTAATTGTGGCGGTCGGTGTGTGAAGCAAGGTCAAGGTGATTGGATTAGAACGCTTATAAATTTTCCTAAAAGGTTCGCAGAAATTGAAGCGTGGGAAAACGATATGCGTAAAAACGAGATAAACTCAAATTATGCGATATTGGCATCCCAAACCGCTAAAGGTAAAAAACCATTAACTCTTACTGAATTGAGAGAAAGATACGAACGCGAAAATAATGATCCGGTTTTATTTGATATGAAATCCAGTTGCGTGGTTTGTGGAATTGGCGGATAACAGATGTTCTGTACTTGACAGGATGAAATAGTGGTATAATAGGTATAACAGTTTGGCGACTGTAAATATGATTGCATGATGTCCATTTGAGCGGCTTTACGACTTTACCCACATGCAAGGGTATCGCCAAAGAGCCGGAAGCCGCTCAAATGGATTTATATATTAAGGAGTAAATATGTCAGACGAACTTAAAGATTACGAAAAACCGTTTTTCAAGCAATATCGTGAAATGGTCAATGAAATCGAATTACTTCCTGCTTGCGATCAACAAACAAAAGTCGTTACAATGTTTCATAAATTTTATAACGATATGCAAGAAAATATTGAGGCGCAAGAAAGTATTTCGGAAATTCAAAGTATTTTAATGAGTGCTTTAAAAAGAGCGGCTGAAATGCTTGTCGATCTAAATAAAAACGCATCCATCCATATCTGTGAGCCAAGTACACTGACAATTATGGAATTAAATGGATTGTGTTTGCAACTTAAAGATATGGGGATAGGTAGAAAATGAAGCGCACCTGGATTACTGTAAAGCGTGGCATATTAGAACCTAAACACCGAGCCGCATTAGGTGAGTTAATATGGTTGTTTATTTACATTCTTGATTTGACTAACTGGGAAGAAGGGGTTATTTATGACTGGCTAGACCGCGGCGCTGCTGAAGAAATGGAAATGAGTATAGCAACTTTACGAGATCAACGGCGTAAACTTGAAAAAAAAGGGTATATTTCATGCGAACAAAAACAACATGGAATAAGGATAGTTGTTCATAATTGGACTAACCCAAGGGAATATACGGGAAAAGTTTATAACGAAAAAACCCCAAGTGATACCCCAAGTTATACCCCAAGTGATACCGCAAGTTTTAATGACCCCTCGCAAAATAATACTTCTTCATATAGTCAAAAATCAAAAATCAAAAATCAAAATATAAATACTATTGCGTCGGAAAGCGCCGGTATACCTGAACCTGTTCGTGTTTTATGTAACGAGGATGGAATAGAACTCACTCCACAGCAAGAGATCAAAGTAAAACAAAAACATCCTGCTTGTGTTGCGGTTTACCGTGTTAGAAAAATGAGGCCGGATAACTTACTACTTGATTACATAATTGAAAAGGTCGGGGATTACCCGGATGAATCAAAGATAAAAGCATGTTTTACAGAGTGGATTTCAAGAGGCTACAATAAGATGTCACTCAAATGGTTAGATTGGTACGTATCGGGTATTCCAGGTTATCAGAAAAAAGATGTTCAATTAAGTAACGATGCAATACTAAAACAAGCAATGGAGGGATTACATGGAATATAAATATATTGGAAGTGATTTCGACGATTTTCTAAAACAAGAATGGATAAAAATAGAGGATAAAATGGAAATACAATCAATTCACGGTGGTTATGAAATAACAGGTCGGTATCGTAGCAAAAACAGATTGTTAGGCACCCATATCAGAATGGATACCGTGAAATTCAACGTCAATAAAACTTATGAACTGAAATACTTCTTGACGTGTGAAGATCACGGGGACCATAAAGACGACAATATCAATAAAACGGACGCTACTTTTTACATGCGCAAACCGTGGATTTGGTGCGATGAATGCGCGGCGTTACACTTCAACCAGGAAGGATATGTACAGGATAATGATAGGTGCCCAGACTGTAATGGTTCCGGCCAGGTGGCGGGCGATTACTTTTCAGAGGACGGGACTATATTTTGTCAAAGATGCAACGGAAAGGGATTGATATGACAACTTCAGATAAAACAAAATGGCGCGAAGCCAGGATTAGAATAACCGGAATATCAGACTATGGAGATGCTATGACAACCGTACACGTGCTGACTGCAATTGAGAATAGCAAGGTAAAAGAGTGTATCGTTATTCCACATGATGAAGTAAATGTGGAGTTCGGAGTAAGAAACGCGTTATACGAGATTTACGGCGCGGCTAATGTGTGTGCGAGTTCAAGGGAAGTCGGATACATTCCGTCAAATGTCTCGCGGTTCCTGGCAGAAAAAAGTATTGGTGTGCACAAAGAGGATAAGTGGATACCAAATTCAGAAGTTTCTAGACCTGCAAGTGGTAAAAGGGTTCTTGTGAAACTTTCAAATGATTGGGTTTGTTGCGCAACATATTTTTTTGTAAACACTGGTTCTTTATGGAAAGCAGATAATGGTCAAGAATTAATAGGCGTTGTCTCATGGAAAGGACTGGAAGAATAATGAGTGAAATAAATTTATATTATCCAGATACAAAAAAATCATGGGAAAATGCTAATGTCAGTATTGATGATATGATATTTGCATATACACAAGATATTACAGTGTTACAAGCTAGGATTACCGAATTAGAATCTGAAAATAAACGC